TTAATATCTTTAAGAGGATCAACCCATTGCCATGATTTAGGCTGCCAACGAATCTCTGACAGTTTGTCAAAATCCGTCATACCCATACCGAGTGAGCCATTTAAAAGTTGCATGTTCAACCATTCATCGTAAATGCGATTCATGAAATGTTGCACCATCCAATTTTGCTTAACTCGCCATTGGTCGCGTTCTTCAATCGTGCCAGAACGGATGGATGAAAAACTCACCCCCTCCAAATCGCTTGATAATGAGTTATAAGCCACACCCAAACCCGAAGCAATGCCGCGCAAAATTGCCTTATTGAATGATTCAAAAGCACTGGTCGGATGGGTTGGATCAAAGGTGGTGAAGTTTGTGCCGGCTGGTAGTTGAGCAAATTGCCCAGGCTCTGCCGAATCAATCAAATAACCTTGATCATCCTCATCACCGATGAATGAATCGCCAGCCTCTGAGGTGTAAAAACCCATCTTAGATGCGCCAATTCTAGCCGCCACCAACTCAGCCTCCTCGTATGCACCCAGCATATTAAGCCTTGACATAGCCGAAGCCATCCAAGTAGCGCCACGAATTTGTTCAGCGCGTTCACCGATAAAGGCATGAATAATATTAGTTGCGCTAACGCGTTCATATCTCGCACCAACGGCAGCAGCACTTTCAAGATTGGTTTGCAAATGATAGGCGATTGGTTTACCAGTATTATCAAACTCAATACCCATGCGAATCACATGACCGCCATTTAGGTTTTTATTAAAGTTTTCATCTAGTCGATTAATATCCAAAAATTGCAGTTTAAGGCCAAATTTTGAATCATCACGCACCAAGCGCACCAACACCTCACCATCACGCGCCGCGCTTTCAATAAACAGACGTTGCATCTCTACAAATGACAAACGCCCATCCCAGGCACAATGCATAGATTTTGACCACTGCGCCCAGGCTTGCTCAACAACTCGATTGGATTTTTGATCCAACTTACCTTTGGCAGTTTTAGCTTTAACCTGCAACAAAATACCCTTAGCACCCACCACATTTGACACGCACATTTGCAAATATTTGCGGGCGTAATCGTTGTTTTGGCTCAAATCTCTAGCACGCGTGCGCAATACTTTGCCGCCGGCTTGTAGATCTTTGTTAATGCTTTGCGAGGTTGTTGCCCATGATGATGTCAATCGATCAATCTTTGCACCAGCAAATGCACGCTTGGCAATAGTTTGTTTGTGCTTTCTAAAAATGGATAAAAAATTCATTAAAACCTCGTTTTAATAATGCCGCCATGACCGAGGCCATTGGCGATGCGTTCGTTGCGAGTTTCGCGCACATATTCAGCCTTGTATTTATCGCGTAATAAAATCAAATCAGCGATTGGCGTGCGTCCTAATGAGCGTCCGGCAATTGAATATGATTCTTGATCCTTTGAGGCTCTGCCCTCGATGGTGGCTTCAATCGCATCCAGCACTTTTTTCACATGACCGCGTGGATCGGTGGTTGCTGCATCTCGATTGGCTTTAACTTCCCAGGTGCCACTATCAACGGTTACGCGTTCTGAATCAGATGATCTGATAATGTAGGCTTGCCAATGATAGGTGCCGGCGCTATAAACTGCCGTTGTTGCCTGGCTAACTTCAATAATATAATCACTGCCACTTTCTGATGCGGTGATCTCAATCTCAGTTGTGCCGGAATTTTCTAAGCGTGCGGCATATTTAAGCGAATAATCGGCAATTGGATAATCACTATCCAAGTCGCTGCGCTTCCAAACAAGACGATCGCCGGCGATAATAGTGCCAGGCTCGGTGGTTGGATAGTTTGCAGAGTTGAATAAATTGGCCATAAATCCCTATATCTAGTGTTTTTAAAATATAAAACTACTATATCTAGTGCCTAGTGTCGTAACCTTTTTTGAAAAGTCAACCCCAATTTGAATTTAATTTACCAACGCGCAGCAAAACCGCCACCCGGTCTGTTTCTTGGGCGGATTGGGCGTTGTGTTTGTGTTGCTTTTGGGGTATTTTTGTTGTTTTTTTCAACTTCTTTTGACTCGGTTTTAGTTTTTTGCGGGGCAGAATCAAATAAATCTGGCGTGATCGGTTGCACTTGATCCTCTAAATGTTGCCAGTCTTTAGCACTCCACTTATTCATGCCCAGATGATAGGCTGCTGCAAGCGCATATACCGAACAGTCCAACACCTCATTGCGCTTATGTGAGGGCTTTACCCACTCTGTGCGCGGATGGCCTTTGTGATAACGCGTCACCAATTTTTCGGCGGTGAGTTGTGCATAAAATTCATCATCAAGTTCTGTTGAAAAATGCACCGATCCCGCACCCTCATCCACACCGAAACGACCATACCAAACACTCTTTGCAGTGTCTGATCCCACCGGCCACAACTGCACACCACCACGAATGGTTTTACCTTTAAGGCTAATATCTTGGTTGGTTGGTCTGCCTACTACTGGACGGTTGCGAGTTGATTGTCCTTTGATGGCTATGACGTGGCGATGCTTTCTAAGCCTGCAAAAGTCATACACCATTTGCGTGTGATGTCCGCCGGTGTCAATCGCAACGGCTGAGAGTTTAATCGCTGTGCCGCTTTGATGATCGAGTTCTAATTGCAACCATTCGTCCAATTCATCCCAAAGTTTGGGGTTTGCCGGATCACCAAAAAACACTTGATAATCAATCGCCCAACTTTCCTCGCCTTTTCCAAATGCCCAGATCACTGCCTCGAGTCTATTGTCCTGCACGTCCACTCCGCAAGTAGCCACCAATGCACCCATCGGCAATGTGCGCAGTTGATAATCCTCAGCACGCTTTCTCAAGTCGTTCATATCCACGCGATTTGATTCCTCATCCCAACACTCGCCCAGGGCGGTATTGATAAAAGTTTTTAAAAGGTGCGGATCTTGCTGTGCATCGAGCCACTTTTGTACCAGGTTTGCCCAGCTTTCCCAGGGCGAATATAAACTTGAGATGTGGTATGATCTTCGAGTATCTCGATAATTATTATCCGGCTTGGTTGGCACCCACTTGCCGTGTTGCAGCATGTCGAGTTTGTCACTTTCGGTGATGACTCCGGCGCAATGTTCGCACATATAAACGGCCGTTTCTGGGCGCGGTACTTTGTTTTTATCCTTACTCCATTTAATGTTTTGCCAATGCAATTCCTGCATACCGTCACAATGCGGACACGCCACATGGTATTTGCGCTGATCGCCTTTAAGATATTCGCGCTCAACACGGCTCACATCTTTCACCGTTGGCGTTGATCCAATCAGCACTTTACGGCGTGCAAATGTTTTAGTACGGTTTACAGCCAACTCGATCGGATCACCCTCACCGTCCAGATCATACGGATAGGCATCGACCTCATCAAGTAACAAATATCGAACCGGTACAGATCTTAAATCGGCCGCTGAATTAGCGCCAGCAATAAACAAAACGCCACCGTCAAATGCTTTTGAGGTGGTGGTGTTGCCACTATCTCTTGCGCGAGGATCTGCCACTAAACCTCTAAGCACCGGCATATCTTGGATCATGGTGGCCAGGCGCTGTTTAGAATATCGCTTCGCAAGGTTTTGAGTTGGTTGCACCATCATGGCTGGTGCCGGTGCGCGGTGGATAATGTAGCCGATCATGTTGGTGAGTGCTTCGGTGAATCCAAGTTGTGCGCCTTTCATGATGGTAACAAATTCACATCTTGAAGATGGTGAAAACGCATCCATGATCTCGCGCAAATACGGTGTGCGACTGGTGCGCCACTTACCAGGTTCGGCCGCATAAGTTTGACCAAGAAGGCGATGTTCATCCGCCCATTCGCTCATCGGCTCTTGCGGATCGGGTTTTAAACCTTTGACGATCGCATCAAAAGTTAAACCCTCGCCTTTAACATTAACTAATGGTATCTGTTTCTGGCTCATCTTCTTCTGGCTCGCTGACTAATCCGGCAAACTGACCTTTCATATCATGCAAGATCTGATTAATTTCATTCTCGATCATTGCGTGTATTTCGTGATGATCATCCTCACCGGCCAAAGGTTGCGCCAATCTATCCGCCACCGTTTGCAATGAATTACGCACACCACGCGCTGCGGTAAATATCGCACGCCTTATCTCACTCACTCGCACTAAATCCCCACGCAGTTCTGCATCGTTCATTTCCGC